TCGCGGTGGCGTTGTACACGCGCAACATGGGAATGATGCCATCGCTCTGCCCGTTGGTGCCTCGGATGTGCGACCCCCTCGCGCGAATGTCGTGGATGTGCAGACCGATGCCCCCCGCCCACTTACTGATGGCCGCGCACTCGTGAAGGGTGTCGTAGATGCCATCGATGGCGTCGTCTTTGTTCGCCACCAAGAAACACGAACTCATCTGGGGTCGGTGCGTGCCCGCGTTGAAGAGGGTTGGGGTGGCGTGAATGAAATACCCCTGGCTCATGAAGTTGTACGTCTCCAGGATGGATGCGAAGTCGTCGCCGTGAATACCGATGGCCACGCGCATGAACATGTACGACGGGGTTTCGCAGATTTTGCCCTTCACCTTTTGGAGATACGACTTTTCCAGAGTCTTCAGGCCAAAGTATCCATAGTCAAAGTCGCGCTCTGGTTTGATGTACTCACTGACGAGATCGGCCATGCGAACCACTTCGTCGGTGACCACACCTCCCTCGTGCAACGTCTTCATGGCGTCCGTGAAAGTCTTCGGCGCTTGCTTTTGGATGTTCGACGCGACGATGCGCGTGGCCAAGACCTCGTAGTCGGGGTCGCTCGTGATCATGCCGATGCAAATCTCGGCCGAGAGCGTGTCCAACTCCTGGGTCTTGATGCCGTCGTACATGCTGCTGAACACCTGCTGGGCCACTTTCGTGGGGTCGACGGTGGATGAGAGTCCTTGGATCAGGTTGGAGATACGGGTGGTGACCTTGTCAAATTTCATGTCTTCAACGCGACCATCTCTTTTGGTGACTCTCATTTTATATTTGTATAACTAGGGGTGGAAATTTTTAATTACATTTTAAATCACTAGCGCGAACCGTGACAGCACCGGCCACTTCCTTCTTGCGGTTGGGTTGCGTGAGGTACGTGTTCACGAAAAACGGGCCGTCCTGCCCGGGCTTGGCCACCGGTGCGTACGAGTTGATGAAACAGGCCGGGGGTTGGCACGGCGGTCTGTTCCCGACGTTCTGAGGCTTGCTGGCGTAGGTCTCGTCGAAGTCGGCGAGCTCCATCATATTATTTACTAGAGGGAAATATTATTTTCGTGGGATATACTAAATGATGTGTGACAACGTCCAGCTGAACACAATCAAGCAGTGCCCGACACCCCTGAACACCCTGTACTTCAGCGACTTCAACCGGGACCTCCTCCAACGCGGCATTCGTGAAAAGTTCAAGCAAATCACGGGCATCAAGATTGATTACCAGAACGACGACGACCTGAAGACGCTCATGCGCTACGTGTTCATCAACAACGCCGCGGACCACTACGGCGACGTGAACGGCCAGGTGCGCGCCATGAACTCCATCGTCATCGACACCGCGGTCGGACAGGTGAAGACCGGCGTGGCCCAGTACCTGTCGTATTTGCGGGACATCGACTCGACCACCATTCCCATGGACCGCCCCGTGAACACGTCCCTGTACGGAAAAAAGAAAAATTATGCAAACATCCTGTCGTCACAACTCGACGCATGAGTAATAGAAATTTTTGGAAGCAAAGCGAGCACGACCAATTCCTTATAGGTCTCAGGGTGCACGGAAAAGGGAAATGGGCGAAGATTTCGAAAGATTTCGTGCCCACGCGAACGCCCACGCAGGTCGCGTCCCACGCACAAAAGTACTTCGCGCGCATGGCATCCATGGGTCGACGACGTAAAAGTATCTTCGATGCCAAGTCGGTGCTCTGCCGACCCATAGCCAGGTACCCGGGTCCCGCGTGGTATAAAAAATATTGTAATATGTAAAGAGCAATGCTGCTGTCTGAAGAAGATGCCATGAATAAATTGAACCCCTACGTCGTGTTTGACTTTTCCCTCCCAGGAAGCGTTCGTCAAACCCCGGAGTTCGCCGACCACGGGAAGGAAGTTCACGGCACGCGCGACGTGGAACGTGGGAGTCCCATCTGCGACGTGGCGTCAACCTCCGGAGACCGTACTATTGACTTTTGTAAAGGGGGTCGCCAACCCCCGTGCCCACTGAATCGACCCGTCTATCCGCGTAGACGCGTGGACACGTGCGCCCCGAAGAAAGAGCGCGAGGTCAAGGTTGTTGATGTCGAGACCAAGACTGGTCGCGGAAAAACGACGCTGACCTTGGCGCTCCTCGTCCTCCTCCTCCTCATCGCCGCTTGGTTCTTAAGACGGTAGATGCTCGACGCACATGTGCATCTTTTCCCGTAAATAACACACGAAACTCATGCGTTCGGCATTCTCAGCCGTCGGCGTGATGGCCAAGTTGGCATGCACCTCGTGTACGTTCATGACGATCATGTCTCCGTCGCGAACGTCCACGCCCACGTCCCATCTCGGAAAACCAATCTCACCACCCGTGTACTGGTCGTTTCCCACGACGACGAGGTTCCCGAGACCACCCGCAAAATCTCCCTTGTCCACGTGACAGGCCGTGCGCCAGTTTCTGTTCACCGTGATGGTGGAAAACACCGTGCCCTTGATGAGCAGGGAGGGCATGACCTTGGCACACTGCGCCTTTTGCACGGCATATTTGTCAGGCGTGAGTTTTTGATAGACGTCGTTAATTTTTTTGAAAAAAGGTTCACACGCACTAAACTTTTCGGCATTCTTCGCATTGAAGTAGGTGGTCCGACACAAGAGTTCGTTTTTCGAAGGATTGCGCAATCCTTGTCGATGGTGGCCGATAGTTTTTTTATCGTAGAAACCGGCGATGTTCGAGGTCGTCGGCGCATTGTTCGATGCGTACCCACGGGTTTTACTCACCTTCTGCGCGTGGGCACGAAAGGTGTCGCCGGCCACCTTTGTGAGTGTCTTCGGGATGACCCCTTTCCTAAATTTAAAAAGCAACTGACCCTCACTGTCGTAGCAATCGCAATCTTCACGCACGATGGTACCGTAGGTGTCGACGTAGGTCCCTTGCTTTGGTGGCGTGGGTACAGGGGCTCGAAGGTGAAGTTCAAGGACCATTCTTATCAAATTATATGATATTATTACGATCACGTGTTCTCCCAATTTGTCCACCTGCACGTCGGCACACTTCTCTCGAGGGGCGATGGTAGTGTCACGTTTACGTTTTAGAGTATTTTTGTATCTGTCATCCCTTTTCACGCGTCGCATTCTGACACGATCGTTCGAACGACGTTGTAAAACTTCTCTAACCTTCTATCACTGTTGCAGTGGTAGACGAGTTCTGGTAAAGTGTTCATACAGAAATCTTCCACTAAAGTACGTTGCCACGTGCGTGATAAATTTACAACTGGAGGGGTAAATGTTGGGTCAAGAATTTTTGATGTGTACATGAGTCGGGTCGAACACTGTGCGGATTCCAAAATGACTTCACACATCTTTTGCAATACCTCCGTCGTCCTGTCCACCATGCTGTCCAAGAACTTTTCCAGTGGGATGTTTTGTTTCAGAGAGGTTATTTCCACCCAGTTACCCCTGGGTGCTGTTCGAAAGTAATCGATGAAGGTCTCGTACCGGTTCTCCCCGACGACGTATTTGGTGTACTCGACCTCCACGAAGTCGGCGCCGAGTTCGACGTCGTTCACGAACTTGGCTGATTTAAGGAAACTCATTGCTTTATTACAAACCATACTTTTTAAGTTCCTTTGGTGTCGGATTCCAGTTTTTGTCAGTCAGTAAGCGTTCGACCAGACGTTTCTTCTCCGCGCGAGACATCGTGCTCACGGAGTCGTTCATGACGTAATCGACGAACTTCCTACGTTTGTTGTAATAGTTTCGTAAGGTGGATTTCCACCCAGGGTCGTCGCGCCTCGCGCGTTCACGCACGTACTCGAGTTGGGAGGGTCCGAAGCGAAATCCCTGATTCATGATGTACATGTTTTTCCTCTCTTCACCTCTCACCAGGATGTCATCCAACTCCTTGTAGTACGCGCGTCGTTCCTTGTTTTCTTTGTTCATCTTTCGGAGCACGATTTCCTGGACGTTCCTGGGAAGCACACCCTCCGTGGACTTGAGAAACCGCACGACTTTATAATCTCGGGACATTATACAGTAACGTAACATGAGAAACTCTCTACTCCTCGAAGCGGTCGTCGTGGGTGTCATGACCTCGGCCACGTACTTTGCCCTCACTCAACTCTACACAGGTCTTTCGACCCCGTGGCTCCTTTTCCTCACAGGTGCTCTCATCCATCTCGGGTTCGAATTTGCCGGAATGAATGAGTGGTGGTGCCGACAGACGTATTAAAAACACGAACAGCAGTCGTCATAATAGCGGTTCGCGGACATCCACGCGTTTCATTCTAGACCTAATGGCGCCGGGTGTCCTTCCATGTTTTTCACTCATCTCCTTCACAGACATACCCTCTCTCTGTCTGAAATAAAATCTACTATAAAATATAAAATGACGACCCGTGCTTTCATCCCGGCCCTCGCCATCACGGGCACGAGCCTATTGTGTCCTAACTTAAAGAGTTCAGGGGAGGGGGTGCCCTTCCGCCCACCGGGGTGGGTGTTCGGCGTGGTGTGGCCCATCCTCTACGCGACCACGGGATACGCGTGGTACTTGAGTAAACAGGACGTCCTCTTCACGGCCATCGTGGCCCTGTGCTGTCTCTGGCTCATCGCGTACTCGTGCACTAAAAACAAGGACAAGGCCCCCTTGGTGATCGTGAGCGCGGCGTTGACCACGTGGTACACGGTCTCCCAGTTGAAGGGTACGGCCAGAGACTACACCCTCCCCCTCGCCTTGTGGTTGACTTTTGCAAGTTATTTAAATGTTTACGAGCAGTACTACACATGAAGACCTTCACGTCCCTGGACGGCGTGAAAATCCACGTCGGTGAGAACGCGAAGGACAACGATCGTTTGACCGAATCGTCCTATCCCCGGGAGTGGTGGATGCACGTGTCCGGCCATCCCGGGTCCCACGTCGTCATCGCGTGCGAGGAGGACGTCCTCCCACGGGAGACGAAGCGCGACGCCGCCGTGCTCGCGGTCCGACACAGCAAGGCACCCCCCTCTAAGATGGTCAAGGTTGACCTGTGCAGGGTGGAAGATTTGGGTATGGGTCGCGCATCGGGGCAGGTATATTTAGATGGTGAAACTACCCAATTAACTATTTTTATGGGGAAGGAGAGGGAGCGAATCGAGAGATTGGTCGGCACTCCGCGACGCGTTTAAAGATGTTCTCGGCGATCGCGAACCAGTCGTTCAGCTTCATTCTGACGGTCGACGAGTTTCGCGAAAAGTTCCCAGAGGAGACGCGGCCGTCGTGGGTCAAGATTACCACCATAACCATGGTGGCCAAGTTCGGTCAAACCGTCGACCTGGAAAAACTTCGCGAGGTCTTCGGAAGCGTCGATCACCTCTGCCTCGAGAGAGGGGGTGCCTCCGGTTCCGGTTTTCAGTGGTCCATGAAGAACACGACTTTTTACAACCAACTGACTCTATCATATAAAGACCCATATTCCACTAAGAGTGTGAAAATTTTCCCCAATGGGTCCATACAAGTGGCTGGGTGCTGCGACCTCTTCGACTGCCAGCGTGTCATCGCCCAACTGAAAAAGATTTTCAGCACGTACCTGGACATGGAAAACATGATACGAGACGACGACTTTCGAGTGGTCATGATAAACAGCAACTACAGTCTCAACTACAACCTGAACCTGATGATGGTGTCTCGACACTTTCAAAACTACGGAAACACGTTCTCCGTGAGTTTCCAACCGGACAGGTATTCGGCGGTGAAAATAAAGTTCAAACCCGCGGAGGAAATGAAAGAAATCACGACATCCATTTTCTCCACGGGTAAAATAATAATCACAGGGGCGGAGACCCTGAAAGAGGTGGCGTACGCCTACAACGTCGTGTGTCGGCACATCGACCGATGCGATGGTCAGATTCGCGTGTCGGCGACCGCCACCAAAGACGTCTTCAACACCTTCCTCGGGTACACTTGTGAATCACTTGTACAAAAGCTTCGCACCATGGGCTTTCAATCCTGGCTTCAAACAGCTCGCAACAACCGTATAAATTTTCTGTTGTAATAGTAAAGTAAAAATGTCTCAGCGCCTCGGAATGGCCGACGGCCGGTGCTTCACGATTCACTCCTCAGCCCAACTCGTGAACAACTACATCATGAAACAAAACGGCATCGCTCTCGAAGACAACTACGCGTACCGCCAGTTGTTGCAAAAGAGTGGCCCGGAAATCCTCTCGAAGGTTCAAGATTTGCAGGGCACGCAACAGTGCAACCAGTGCAACACACCCCTTTTGAACGTCGCGGATATTTATTGAAAAAACTTTAGGTAAGTACATTTAGGAATGACATGTTCTATATGTCTCAACGAGGTTAAACCCACGAGGAACAACGCCATCCGTTGTGGACATATATTTCACAAGTCTTGCATCGAGCGGTGGAAGGCACAGGGGAAACACACGTGTCCGGTGTGTCGGAAAGTCTTCGACGTCTCCCAGTTCAGCATAACACTGCAGGTCACCAATAATTTCACGAGCACCACGTCCAACCTGTTTCATCTCGACGACGAACAGATGTTCAACGTCTTGGACATCTTCGACGTCTCCTTCGAAGCGGAGACGACCAACGACCTCGACTCACTTCTTCGCGACTTTGGGGTGAGTCTTTCCGACCTTGATGCCGCGATCCTTGACGCAGAAGGCGGAACAGAAGTTTGAGTAGTTCAGGCCGGGGTAGTCGCGCGCCGCCTTACGGGGGTCCTTAATCATCTTCCCCTTCGCGTCGGTGAGGAGGGCACCGCCGTCGCTCCACCCCCTCTTGTGAGACCACAGGTTCACCTTGAACACGATGCGCTTGCCCACTTTGAACCCACCGGCCTTCCTCGCCGCGGCGGCGATGCGAGACTGGGGGACCTTAAAAAACGCGGCGACCCCTTTGACGGTGTTCCCGGGTTGCACCTTGTATTCACACACCCCGTGCTGTTTGTAAAAGTGAAAGTCCCCTTGCGGTGATGTGAACATCATGATTTTGAAAAAACCCTTCTTACATCGCAGGACTGGATTGACTTTGTACACTTTCTTCGGGTTGTCTGAGATGACGCGCTCGGGGAGACCTTTGCAGTGGGTGTAGCTGTGATACATGTTGGACATCCCACTGCGGTCTCCGGGAATACTCTTCTGCCAACGGTACGTCTCCGGGTCGTTCACGGCGTAGGCGTAGCAGTTGTTTGACTGCTTGTACTTGTTCCACATACGGGTGGTGAACTTTTTTTCAGAACCGCTCAGTGGTAAGACCATTTTATTATCTGTGTACATAATAAAATGCTCAGAGAAATCTCCAAGACTGAAACGAAATCGGACATGCTCACGGAGGTCCTCCTCTACACGCTGGTCATTCTCATCAGCACCTTCCTCCTTCGCGTGTTGTGGAATCGTTCCCTCGTGAAGCACATCAGCGTGTTGAAGCCCATCGACTCCATGCTCGACGCGTTCTTGTTGTCCGTGTCCCTCATGATTATTCGAGGGTGTTAAATCCCGTGGTCATCTTCCCGTCTGGGTGCTTGATGGTCGGATAGGCCTTCACACCGTTCGGGCACTCGCCCTTCTTTGAGCAATCCACGAATTCGTAGGAAATCTTCTTTTCCTTCATGACGTCGAGTTGCTTACGAGTCCATCCACATCCCATGGTCCCGTAAACGACGTAGTCACCGGCACCAGTCGTGGCGATGGCGGTCTTAGACATGGAGTAGAGAATGTATGCATCGATGAGCAATAAAATAATGAGCGCAATCATTGGTCTTTTGTAATTACATGTAGAAAATTTATTTATTCTTCGTCTACGATTTCGTCGTCCTCGTCTTCGCCTTCCTCGATGTCGTTGGAAGGTTCCGGAAGGTCGATGCCCTGGAAGGCGAACGACGGCAACTTGGCACTCTGCTCGACCAGGGCTTGGGAGAGCCTGATAGTCACGCCAAACTTGTTGTCGATGAACCAGATTTGG